TTCATTCGCTGTGGCCTTCGGTGTGCGAGGCCTAGTCTTCTTAGCCTCAGCAAACAACAACGGCAAATCAGGATTAGTGCCGGTGCGCTTCCTAAACCTGAAACGATAAGCCGTCAACCACTGCGGATCAAGCGGAAACGGTCTAGCCACCTGCCAACGGCTAGTGCGTGGTTCGCCCACAATCTCAATCAGTGCAGGGTCAAAACCAGCCTCAACCAAAAACTCATCAAAGTTCGGCTGCTCATCAGGTAAGAAGCCCCTGGTGGTTGCTTCGCCATTAGTGCCATCGAACTCAACAGCAGGCCGCCAACTGTTCGGCGCATCAAGTTTTGGTGCTGGTTGCAAGTCTTCTAGCATCAGTCAATCTTCCCACATGAACACGCTTTTGAACGGTGATGAGTAACAGCAGAATCAGACAACAACACGCCGCGCTGTCGAAGCGCAACACTCAGAGTCTTTGCAGGCCACAGATCAGGTGACTGCAACGCAGAAGCCAGAATGTCGGCATCGTTCTTATCAAGTTCAGCCAACAACGACCTGACACGACACGGCCTAGCCTTCTTGTGTGGTTCTAAATTGTCTAGTAAACCCATCACCAGCCCCTGTTCAGTTTCTTCGCAACCATCAAAGCGTAACGGTTGGCGTGGTTTCCTTTGCGCGACTCATCAAGCAACCAGGCGGCCAAGTCTTTGCGGATGCCCTCAAAGTCTTCATCCCACACAAGTTTGTCATCATCAATCAGTTTCGATGCTGCGCGAAGTTCAGCTGAGTTGCTTAGGAATAGTTTGACCTGATTGCGCATCATTCGTCACCGGCTCTCAGCCAGGCAACGATCGCTGTGCAGGCGATGATGATGCCGAAACCCACATACAAGACATCCATTACTGGCCTAGTTTCTTTATCAGTTGGCGCAGGTCGTAGCACTTGCCGCCATGGTGGATGCAACGCCCATCGTCATCAGCCAAAGCATCAAAACAAATGTTGCGTTCAATCTCAGCAATGATGCGTGTGCGTTCCTTGATTTGACCGGCATAAAAGCCCTGCGTGTATTCGGTCTGGTTAGGTGCAGGCTCAAACCATTTAGGGTCGAACTCGCGTTCTAGCTCAGGATTACTCATTTGATTCCCCTTTGATAAGTGCAACCAGTTTCGTCAGCTCTCGCTGGTAATTCAACGCTGGTGGTCGAACCCAGGTGTCACGAACATTCTCAATCACACCTGCGACACGATCACGCTCACGCAAACGCACCTCATCCGCGAAAGCCTGCAACTCGCCCACAGTGGTCGGCAACTTAGTCATTCAGCACCTCGCCCTGAATCAAACCGATGCAGTGCTTGACCACACCAGCCTGCACAACGCAATCGTGCTTCACAAGTTTCGTGTGATAAAGCCCAAGCTCATAAACAATACGGTTCTCAGTGTTCTGCGCTGCACGGTCAGCATCAGTGTTCGCGCTAGTGCGACCGGCTTCAACACCCAACAGATATGCCTGTTTGATTTCGGGTTTAGTCAGATCAAGCATCGAAGTCACGCACCCTCTCAGCGACATACTCCAACGAAGGTGTCCTAGACGGGTGCTGTGCCAACGACTGGATAAAGTCGGCAACCTTCACAACAGTTTCCATCTTGCCCATCTCATAGGCTGTGTTAGCTGCTTCACGCACAGCCAAAGACACCTGCTCATAAGTGTATTTTGCATCGGCGCTCATTTGCGACCTCGCTTTACTCGTGGTCGGGTGTAGTAGTCGTAAAACATGCCACCAGCAAACACAAGTGAGCAGATCCCAACCATCCAAAGTTCTAAACCGAACTCATAAACGAAATGCAGGCCAAAGCCCAAGATTGCACCAGCAATCAAAATTAGTATGGTTTTCATTATGCAATCGCCTGCAAAACTAGGTGATTCATCTTCTGCAACTGCTTGTTGTCCGACAAGTCCAGCCCAAGTTCGTCAGCCTTTGCTGAAAACTCAATTAGGTCGATTTTGGTAAACGGTTTGCCGTCACACTTCTTGCAAAAGCAAGCAGCGTTCCATAGTGCGTTTGCGCCATTTTGGATTGCTACGATGGCGTTTTCTTTGTTAGTCATTTTTACCCTTTCGTCAGTTTGTTGGCCTGACAGGTCAAATCTAGGGATGACCACCGACAAAATCAAGCAACGAAACGCCCAAATTGCGTGTCGTTATCTAACCGTTACAATCGCCACAATTCGATGGTTGCGCCAGGCTCAGGCCTTGTTTTCTCGCCACACCAGACCTTTTCGGCCAGAATCTTGACTATCAGCGCATCATCAGCGATCAGGCCGCCAATGGTCAGCGCATCGCCCACCGCCCGAATGTAGTGGTCAAGGTCGGGTTTGCCACCAGGGTAAACCTTGTGCTTCGGCTGCTTAGGCCGTTCGATGTAGAAGGTCACCTTAAGTTTCACCGGTTCAACAAACTTGGTCACATCCTGCGTGTCGTTGAACATCTGCCTGACTGCCAGAATGATGTCGTTGCGCCAAGCTGGTAAATGTTTGCTGGCCTCAACCATGACGGCTCGTTTACCAATCACAAAAGCGTTCTTTGACCCTTGTGGTGCTGGTCTGCCATCAACAAACAGCAAAGCGTGTTCGCGGCCTACTTCCGCAACCACACTGCCGCCATCGTGCCAACCTGGAACATAAACACAATCAAAGCCCACAACCGCAACGGCACAGGCAACGCATCGCTGTCAACAGCCAGCCACGAAAACAGCGCACCCGACCCCAAAACAAAGAAGGTCAAAAGTTTGTGCATTAGAACGGCGCAATCTCACTAGCACCAAACGCTTCAAGGTTCGTGCGACCAGCAGGGTTGCCTGCCTTAGCCAACGACTTGAAAACAGCCTTCGACACCCAGAACGAAACAACAACCTCGCCCTTATCGTTCTGCCACTTGCTGATCCGCAGCTCACCGGTGACCTCATAGAAGCCATCCTTCTCAACGCTGTGACCCGAATCAAGTGCGATGTTGAAATAGTGCTTCTCAACGGTTTCCCACTCACCAGCATCGGTTTTGCGAACCACCGGCACAGGAACGACCACATACTCGCCCGACTTGCCCTGCTTGATTTCGCCTGCATAACCGGTGATTGTTACAACTAGATTTTTAGCCATGTTCTTACCCTTCTAATAGTTTGTTTGATTCTAAACACTGCCACTGACAATGTGTGCAGAAGCCACACAATCGGAATGACCACAAACACGGTCACCAGGCATAAACCTAACGCCGCGAACCACAGGCCGATCCTCACGGTCAAAGTCACCATGCCACGGAATACACGCCTCGCCATTGTATTTCACCTGCTTCGCTGGTTTAGCCCGACAACTCGCACAGTATTGAGCTGTGTGTTTCTTCTTAGGAATAACGACCCAAATGAAACCGCATTTGCGGCACTGAACCTGGTTGTCTTCCACACCGCTAGATTACTGGTTTTCAACGACACGAGCAAACACCCCTTCGAACCTCAGCGCAACATGGCCTGTCCTGCCGTGACGGTTCTTAGCAATGTGCAACACCATCTTTGACCGGTCATCCTCACCGTCATCCATAGCCCGTTCACGATTCAACAGAATAACCACATCGGCATCCTGCTCAATAGCACCCGAATCTCGCAGATCAGACAGATTCGGTGCTGAGTCTTTTCGGCCTTCAACAGCACGGTTCAGCTGTGCCAAAGCAATCACCGGCACATCCAAGTCACGAGCCAAGATTTTCAGGCCGTTGCTGATAGCCGTCACAGACTCGTAACGACTACGCCCACGCTCAGTGTCTTGCATCAGCTGCAAGTAATCGACCACGATGGCAGCCAACTTCTGCTTCTTGCTCACCTGCCTAGCAAACGCCCGAACATCAGTCAAAGTCTGCCCCGACTTATCAGCAATCGCAATCGGCCTAGACATCGACTCACGACCCCTGGCAATGCGTTCCCAATCAAGTGCCGTCATCTTCCGCTGCTCAATGTGATCCATGCTCACCATGCACACACTCGCAAACAGGCGATTCACAATCTCGCGCTTAGACATTTCCAAGCTGTGAAAACTCACCGCACCAGTGGCAGCCAACTGATAAGCCATGTTCACCGCAACCACAGACTTACCCACCGCAGGCCTCGCCCCAATAATGTATAACGCACCAGGCCGAAACCCACCCAAAAAATCGTTCAGTTTGCCCCACTGCGAAGGCACAAAGTCAGGTGCGCTGTTCAAGTTATCCACCGCTGGCAGAATCAAGTCCTTCACGAACTCAACCTCAGACCGCAACCTGCCAACCGTTACCTGCTCAATACGGTCACCAGCACGATCCAAAGCAACATCCACATCGCTGTCGATGGCGTTACCGGCAGCCTGCAAATCGTGACCCACCTGCACCAAAGCCCAACGAGCGTTCCGGTCATGGATTAGTTGCTCATAAAAGTTTGCGTTCTGCCAGGTTGGTGTTTCCCCTGTGGCCTCATGCAAATAGGCTGTCAGCTCAGGAATCTTCGACCCCACCGTTACAGTGTCGATGCCTTCACCATCGCGACGCATCTGCACCATAGTTGCAAAAATCTTTGAGTGCTTATCAGTTGAGAAGTCGCTGGCGATCAGGTGGCAATCATCTAAGACCGCGCCACCGCTGAGAAGGATTGCGCCTAGAAAGATTTTCTCGGCGTTTTGCTCATACATCTAGGTTCTCAATTCGCTTGTTAGCAATGGCCATGTATTCCGCACTAATCTCAGACCCAATAAAGTTGCGGCCATTGACCAAAGCCATTTTCGCTGTCGTTCCCGAACCCATAAACGGGTCATACACGGTCTGCCCCCCCTAGACCAAGTGAGGATGTGGTCTTGTGCCAAAGCCTCTGGAAACGGCGCAGGATGCTTCACACCATTGAACGAAGTCACATAACGCCAAATGTTGTTTCGTGGCGAAAACTCTGGCACAGGGTTTTTGAGTTTGCCCGAAAAGTCTTTGAAACCAGCCCACTTATTCGGCTTGTCACAAATCAGCTGCGCCTCTGGTTTGCCCTTGCTCAAAACAAACATGAACTCAAAAATCTGTGTGTAACGGTTGCCATCAGATCTGGCCGGATACGCTGGCGAGTTCTTTTCATAAATCATCGTGTCATGCAGACTAAGGCCTAACTCCATAAAGTGCAAAGCCTGGCGAAATGAGCTGCCCGACTCCGAACCTTTTATGACCTGATCGCCGATAACCCAGACAATGACCCCACCTGGTTTGATAACCCTGACCAGTTCTGCTGCGATTGCCTTGAAGTCAAACTCGTAGCCGTTGTATTCGCGCAGGTTGTCATACGGCGGCGAAGTCACAATCAAATCAATCGAACCCGATTCCATGCGCTGCATAGTGTCAACGCAGTTCTCGTTGTAAATCCTGTTCAGTTCAATGGCCATTAGAAATCGCCCACAATCTTGCGCACCTGGTCTTTTGGTTGTTTATCGGCAGCCCACTTCTGAGCCTGATTCATCCACTTCTGATAAGCCAAACCCCAATCAGCCATCTTTGAGCCTTTTGCCATGTGATGCAGTTTGAACGCTTCGGTCTGTTCGCTCATGTTCAGCAAAGGCCATTTAGTGACAAACATTCCAACCAGCCGATCATCCGGCAACCACGATTCGTTCAATAAATGTGGCCTTTTTTGCAAAGGTTCTTTTAAAGGTTTTATTTCAGGTTCTATATACGGTTCATCTGAACTAGGGTTCAGGGTATGTGCGACAGAGTTCAGGGTTTCCTGCACAGAGTTCAGGGTTTCGCGCGACAGAGTTCCTGGTTCGATTATTCGGTGGTTTGTCGTGCCATCACAATTCTCAGGACAGGCAATGTTTATCCAGTAGCGATTTGACTTGTTGCCGCCGCGACTCTTACCACCTCGGACTTCGGTTCGCAATTCGCCCAGTGCCACAAGCTCGTTGACGGCATCGTGAACATAACGCTCAGAACAGTTGGCGTAACTTGCCAACTTAGCCTGGCTAGGCCAAGCACCATCGTTGTCAGGGTTGATGTGGTTTGCAATGCCAATAAGGATCAGCTTGACTGCGCCTTTTGCCTGCGAGTGATTTAGAACAACTGTTAGAGCTTCAATGCTCATTTTTTACTGCCTTTTCTTCGGCAAACCTAGTATCCTAGGAAGGCCGATAGTCTAGTTATCGGTATGCGGCCACAGGGTTATCCAATTTCTCTGTGGCCGCTTCTAATTCTATCAGGTGTCTAACAATACGCCTTTGCCGTAGTTGTGCAACTCGAAACGCGAAAAGTCATCACCCAAAATCACATAAATCATGTTCGGCAAGTCATAGACCGGTGTTGCAGTCGGATCAGCCCACCGCGACAACTTCCAACCAAACAACCTGGCACGGTCAGCCCACACCGCATCCGACTCAATTAGCTGGTTGGCCTCAGCACAAAAAACAATAAGATTCGATGCATTATTTAGCGTAGATTTGCGACCTGCACCACCAAACCCACGATTAGCCCTATGCTGCGGAATCAGCGTGTCATCAGTCTTCCCACAATGCAAACAATGCTTATCACGCGCCAACAGCTTGTCGAAATCGCGCCTATTCATCATCCCAACCAGGCTTATCAGGCAACTCAATGTTCAACGACTTCATCTGAAACCCAATACGCTCAAACGAAGTTTCCGCCGAAGTCATAATCGGTGTTTCAGTAACATCAGGCGTAACCTCGCACCGATGCTTCGACACCCACTCACGCCACAAAGCCACCTCACGCGCACCACTCACCTCAAACGATGAACCGCAAAAACCGCAGGTCTGACTAATAGGCATAACCCAATGCTAGTGACCGGTTCTGAAAAGCAGCTCAACCTGCCGACCAATAGTGGCATTCAAAACACCAGCATCAGCCAACTGTTTAGCCTTATTCCTAACCCTGTTCAACTCAGCCCTAGCAATGTCAGCATCCAGGCGCAACTGCCCCGTTTCCAACTTCGCCAACGCTGTCCGATCAGCCACAGTTCCCTCAGCGTTCATAAACGCCAAATTGAACCCACGCTCTAACGCAAACTCGGCCTCAGCCAACTTCTTCTCAGCATCAAAAATCGCCGCCGGTGCTTTCGCCGCTTCCGTTGTCAACCTCTGCAATTCCTGAATCACCATGTCCGGTGTTATCAACACGCTGCAACCTTTCCCTTTGAGTAATCAACAAAACTTCACAAGTGTCAGCAGACCCATGCCAAAATTCCCAAGCAATCGTTTCCTGCAACTCCACAATCGAAGCCAGCAAAATCTTACGGTTTAGCCGTTGATCCATACGCCTTTATCTTTTCCAAGATATCGGCTGAAACCTTAGCGGCCACCGCATCGGTGTATAACAAACGCAAACCGTCAACATCATAGGTCAATGCTAGTTTGTCGGCCTCAGCCAACCAGTCGCGCTTCGATGGTGTCTTACCAGCAGCCACCTTCGACATTTCCTCACGACTAGCACCCTTAGAACCACCCAAAGCCCACCGTAAAGACCTGCCCAAAGCTGATGTGCATGCGTTCTCTAACGCACTGGTCTTATTAGCCAAACCAGCACCATCAATCTCAAACGCCCACTCAGTAGCCTTCGGCAAATCAGCTGCCTGGTCTGCCGCGTTCAAATACACTCGCGCCTCAACCACCCACATCCCAACAGCACGGTCAGCCGGTGTTGTGTGATTGATGATGATGCTGCGCAGGTCAGGGAACTGTGCAATGACCCTGGCATGGCGTTGCTCAACGGTTTCGTAATCGGCCAGATTGAACTGTGCCATTACATCTCACCAATGTCACTCGCACGGTGCTTTGCCGTGCTGTCAGCCGGTGGTGTCGGCGCAGCCAACTTAGCCAACTCCTGCAACAACTCACCCTGGCGAATAACCAAAGCAGTCACCGCAGACAACTGCTGATCCAACAACGCAATTCGCTTGTCACAAATCTTGTTGATTTCCAACTGTGATTCCCAAATGTTCTCAGACATTTTTACCCTTCTTGATAGTTAGTGAAACAACACCATTGCGATTCACGCTTCTGGTGCAAACAACATACTGCTCACCACCGACATCCACGAAACCAGTTTTGGCCTCGCCCAAAGCATCGATGGTGCGCGACTTCAACTCTGTCAGCAACTCAGCTGCTTTGTCAAAGTCTGATTGTGCGTTCTGAACATGAACACCCAAATCGCCCAAGTCAACAGCCGTGTCAGCTGTGCCAGTGTTTATGGCCTTCACCGTTTCGAAGGTGCTGGCAGACCCATCCCAGTCGGGTTTGGTGTCGTTCAGCACACAGTCGCGCCAACGCTCAACAGCCGCAAACATCGCATCAAATTCCCACTGGTCAAATTCGATGTCGAACTCGCGCAGATCGTTGCCAGCGAACAACGCCACCAGTTTCGCCTTAGTTGCACCCATCACGAAGCAATACCAAAGCACCTGCGCCCGATAGTGTGGTGGCACTTCATCGAACGGCACACGGCTGGTCTTGATTTCAAGGATGCCGCTAGTGCCGTCAGGGTAATTCAGCAAACCATCAGGGTTCGCCCTAGCCCAATCGAACTCGTCATGCGCCCAAGTGCCAACATCGCTGACAATCTCATAACCAGGATTCAGCTCAGACCAAACAAGTTTTATCGGGTCTTCGAACACCTGACCAAAGCGCATCGCCAACGACTGCTTCACCTCATTAGGAATCTTCCCTGTGGCCTTAGCCCAAGCAGTAAACGCAGACTCCCACGGATTCAACCCCAAAATCTGCCCAACAAGAGTGCCGGTCACAACCGCCTCACCCTCACGCAACGCCAACCAATCAGCCGAACCCGACTCGTGCTTGCCCAAAAACTTTGCCATAAAATACCCTTCTCGCAGTTAGGGTTTATGTTATGGCCACCCACCGACAAACAGCAGACAACGCCTACAAACGGCTAATGGAACTGCAACGCGACAACGGTGGATCACCATGCGAAGAATTACCACAAGTGTTCTACCCCGAAGAATTTGAAGACCCAGAAATGTATGACATGGCCGAAAAGGTTGCAAAGAACCTGTGCGCAGAATGTCCGCTACTGAAACCCTGCCGCGATTGGGGATTGTTAGCTGCTGTGCCATACGGCATCATTGGTGGTTTGACCGTTCACGAACGACTGGCCACACCCGAAACTATTTCTTAGTTTCGTTGGCCTTCTGCACAGCATCCTGAGCAGCCTTCGCCACATCAGCCTCAGTTGCAGCACCGGTGGTCGCAATCGCATACCCGATAGCCCCAACCACGCCCAACATGAGCGTAACCCAGGCGATCAGCACACCAACCACCCAGTCACCCACTACAACAGCACCAGTTCCAGCAGCCCCACCCAAAATAAACAGGAACAGCCCAAACCCACGCCACACAATAGCCCCTAAAACGCCACCTACGGCGTTTAGACGGGTTTTTATCTTGTCACGCATTACTGACCCTCTGGATTCTGAATTAGTGGCTTAGAAGCCGTTGCAGCAGCCTTTTCAGCCCGTCTGACAGCCGTTGCCGCATCAATGTCTTTGAACAGGTCAACCAACTTATCCACAGGTGCTTCGTGAGGCACACGCCCATAGGCCGAACTCATGTGCAAGTGGTTAGCACCAGGCGAACCCATGTCACCCATCTGATTGATGACCGTGTTGTGAGTCACCATGTCGCCCACCTTCAACTTGGTCGGCTGGTTGCTGTGGTTGTATTCATCAAAACGACCCTGGCACTTAGGGTTCTGGCAGCCCATGCGCTCAACGATCACTGAGTGGCCTAGCTCACCGGTCTTGATGACCCCGATCACCTTGCCTGCGTGAACCGCATAAAAGTCTTTGCCAGCCGAACCAGCACGGTCACCCCAGTCGTTCCCACGGTGCGGGCGTTTACGAGGCTTGCCAGTGTCACCAATAGTGGCTTTGCCCAACTCATCGCGGCGTTCACGAGTCTTCATCCGCAACGGCTCATACACGCACGACATCACATAACCACCAAACGAATAATCACAGCAACAGCCGAACTGCTAACCGCAGCCGATAACAATCCAGTAATCCAGGCAGACTTCCAACGCGCCTTTTCAAGCTCGCGCACACGCAACTCAATGTCCGCATAGTTCTGCACCATCGCCTTCACCTC